CTGGCACTATCCGCAACTTGGGCGCAACAGTTGTATCGCAGTCCAAAGCCATTTTGTACACGGATATTACGGCAGCCACGGTTGCTTTTACGATTCCGGCAGGCTCACAAATTCTGACCGCTGCGTTTAACACCACTGTTGCTTACGCAACAACAACCCCTACATACGCACTTTTTTCTAATGCTGTTGCAATCAATACAGCAGCCAACGGAAGCGTATTTACAAACACAGGTATTGTTAACTTGTTACTTGGCAATAACAACGCCGCTGGCGCTGTGTTGTGTAACAACGTAGGTACGTCAGACGCAATCATCACGTTTACACAGGCCAACGTCACTGCGACTTCTGGTGCTGGTACATTGACCTTGACGTATGTTGTCAAAGACTCTGACGGTTCTGCTAACCCAACCGCCACTCAACAATAATTGATCTAGGGGGCTTCGGCCCCTTTTAAAAGGAGATTGATTATGATGCAGACAGATGTAAAAAGCGGCGCGGCAGCAGCCAATGCAACCACTACCATTTTTGCTGGCCCAGCCCGTATCAAGGGTATATCCATCAGCTATTCAACGGGTGCAACGGTTGCCCTGAATGACGGGACGGGCGGCACAGCCATGTTTTCTTTTACCGCGCCAGCGGCTGCGGGTTCTATCTACATGATGTTCCCCGGAGAAGGCATTAGATGTAGTACTAATATTTCTGCCGTGGTATCTGCGACAACAACCGCAGTGGTGTTCTATGGCTAAAAAAACTCCCTCCCTTGCAATTGGTCGGGGTGAAAAACTACCCACTTCCAAGGGGGCGGGACTGACTGCCAAGGGTCGTGCTAAGTACAACGCAGCAACAGGAAGCAACTTAAAGGCTCCACAGCCCCAAGGCGGCCCGCGTAAGAAATCGTTCTGCGCTCGTATGTCTGGTATGCCGGGGCCAATGAAAGATGAAAAAGGTAAGCCAACCCGCAAGGCGGCTTCTCTAGCAAGATGGAAATGTTAGGAGTAAATCATGGATGAAGAATTAGGCGATACAAATAGATTTCTTATAAGCAAAGACGCAGCTGGCAATCCTGTTTATTTGCACAATAATGTTGCTGTGCCTAAAGATGTTTTTGACCAAAGAAGCGCTCAGTCAACTGCCGACCAAAAAACAATGTTGAAGCCAGATGCATTTGATTCACAGTTTGATGACATGCGGGCTAAAACACTTGCACTGAAAAAGCCAATCAAAAAAGCAAAAGGTGGGGCAATTAAAAGTTCGGCCTCCAGGCGCGGCGATGGCATTGCCCAGCGTGGTAAGACAAAAGGTAGGTTTGTTTAAATGGCAAATTACAAATCACGAACAACTGAGGAAATTGGCGATACTGACCGTTTTGGCAATTACAAGCCTGGAAGCGCAAAGGCCAAAGAAGATGCCGGTAAAGCCAACCTTGAATCCGCAAAAAGTTTTTTTAAACGCTTTACCGGCGGTGATAAAAAACAAATTTCAACTTCCTCGGGTGATGATTATGACGCAAGAAAACAAATTGCTAATGATGCAATTGACAAGCGTATAGCAGAAAAAGGCCCTATACAAATAGAGCCAGCAGGACGTATGCCAAGGCCAAGTACGCTGTCAGACCGAATTTTGGATAGTTTGCCTATGGCTACCATAACGAATAAGGCGGCTGAAGCCGGCATTATTAACCCACCTGTTTATCTTGAAGGTGAATCTGCAAGTCAAGAAAATGAACGCAGAAAAACTGGTTTGATGTCTGTTGCAGATCAGTATCGAACAAATAAAGGCATACCGTCTGTAGCAATAAAAAAAGGCGGAAAAGTATCAGCGTCGGGCAAAAAAAATGTTGTTAAAACTGTAAAATCTTCACCGGCCTCCAGGCGCGGCGATGGCATTGCCCAGCGTGGGAAAACAAAAGGTAGGTTTGTTTAAATGGCAAATTACAAATCACGAACAACTGAGGAAATTGGCGATACTGACCGTTTTGGCAATTACAAGCCTGGAAGCGCAAAGGCCAAAGAAGATGCCGGTAAAGCCAACCTTGAATCCGCAAAAAGTTTTTTTAAACGCTTTACCGGCGGTGATAAAAAACAAATTTCAACTTCCTCGGGTGATGATTATGACGCAAGAAAACAAATTGCTAATGATGCAATTGACAAGCGTATAGCAGAAAAAGGCCCTATACAAATAGAGCCAGCAGGACGTATGCCAAGGCCAAGTACGCTGTCAGACCGAATTTTGGATAGTTTGCCTATGGCTACCATAACGAATAAGGCGGCTGAAGCCGGCATTATTAACCCACCTGTTTATCTTGAAGGTGAATCTGCAAGTCAAGAAAATGAACGCAGAAAAACTGGTTTGATGTCTGTTGCAGATCAGTATCGAACAAATAAAGGCATACCGTCTGTAGCAATAAAAAAAGGCGGAAAAGTATCAGCGTCGGGCAAAAAAAATGTTGTTAAAACTGTAAAATCTTCACCGGCCTCCAGGCGCGGCGATGGCATTGCCCAGCGTGGGAAAACAAAAGGTAGGTTTGTATGAACGAACAAAACCAAGAAACTCTGAAGTATGCCCTTGATGGTGCGTCCCTTCTCACTGTCATAGGAACGCTTGTGGAATTCTTACCCGCTTTATCTGCAATTCTCAGTATTGTTTGGGTGGCAATCCGCATCTACGAAACTGAGACTATGAAGAAATTATTGAATCGTAAGAAAGACGATGCCGAGTAGTAGCGCCAAGCAGCACAGATTCATGGAAGCCGTGGCCCACAGCCCGGAATTTGCCAAGAAAGCAGGAGTCCCACAATCTGTGGGTAAAGAATTCAGCAAGGCCGATAAAGGCAAAACTTTTAAAAGAGGTGGTGAGATGGCAGAATCTAAAGCAATGATGAAGAAAGAAGTTTCTTTCATGAAGAAAAAAGGCGCTCCCGCCTCTATGCTTAAGCATGAAAAAGAAGAAATGGAAGGCATGAAACACGGCGGCAAGGTCAAAAAGATGGCTATGGGCGGTATGACTGCTCCTGCGCCAGCTGGTGCCCCTATGGACCCCCGTAAAGCCGCCATGATTGCCAAGGCAATGCGCGGTCGCCGTCCAGGTATGGCGCCAGCTGCTGCAATGCCTCCTGCTGCTCCTGGTATGAAAAAAGGTGGAGCTGTCTATACCCGTGCAGCTGATGGCGTCGCATCTCGCGGCAAAACCAAAGGCACCCAGATTAAAATGGCCATGGGCGGCAGCACCAAGAAATATTGTTAATTTGACTATAACAGTAGTTACAGTGGAGTAATCATGGGACGCTTTACAAGACATGGAATGGACGATCAACCGCTTGAGGGCGGCGGTCGTGGCGGCGGTGGCGGAAGTGGAGTAGGCGCTAAAATTGCAGGCGCTGGAATAACCGGCGCTGTACTTGGAACCGCTTATAAAGGGCTGGAAAAAGCGCAAAATAGGGCTGATACCGCTCAAGCTGAAAAAAACCAAAAAGAAAAACAAATGGTTCAAGAAGCTGACGATGCCAAGATGCAGACCAAAAAAGACAAAGCCTACAAAGCTGCTGAAACTTATCCCGTAAACTTTGCAAAAGGTGGCACCGCCTCTGCTCGAGGTGATGGAATTGCCAAACGCGGTAAAACGCGCGGAAAGATGTGTTGATATGGCAACCGCAAAACCCAATAGCAGCGTAGCTAAGTCTTTAAAAAAGGCTGGGTTTTATGGCGCGAGTAAACCTAAGCGGTTGGGTATTATCAACAAAGTTACAACTAAACCTCAGCGGATAGAAATGGTTGATAAATTGTTTTTGGCCAAAAAAACAGTTAAAGGAAAAAGCAAATGAGATCTTCACGCGGCATGGGTGACATAAACCCATCAAAAATGCCTAAAGGTAAGAAAACTTCCCGCAGGGATGACACAGACTTTACGCAATATGAAAAAGGCGGCTCAGTTGGTTTGTATGCCAATATTAACGCTAAGAAAAAACGTATTGCTAAAGGCTCTGGTGAGAAGATGCGTAAAGTTGGCAGCAAGGGTGCGCCTACAGCGCAAGCATTCATTAACTCAGCTAAAACTGCCAAAAAATGAGCACAACAGGTTCTACCGCATTTAACATGGACTTCACGGAGCTTGCTGAAGAAGCTTGGGAACGTGCTGGCCGTGAGATGCGCAGTGGCTACGATTTGCGTACAGCTCGCCGGTCAATGAACCTGATGACCATTGAGTGGGCAAATCGCGGGCTGAATATGTGGACTATTGAGCAAGGCATGTTCACCATGACGCCTGGTCTAAACACATACACCCTGCCATCTGACACCATAGACCTGTTAGACCATGTTATTCGCACCGGTGCCAATGTGGCCTCTACCCAGGCTGACCTGAGCATTACCAGGATCAGCGTGTCAACTTATGCCACTATCCCAAATAAGCTGACCCAAGGGCGTCCTATCCAAGTGTGGATTCAACGTCTATCTGGTGAAGTTAATCCTACCGACCTGGCCTTAAACGGCGCATTAACAGCCACTGATACAACAATTACGCTGGACTCTGTTGTTGGTCTGGCTGCCTCCGGCTACATCCGACTGGATACTGAAGACATTTACTACACCTATATTGATGGCAATTCTTTGGGCGGCGTATTTCGCGGGCAAAATAACACAACGGCAGCAACACACATAACCTTGACTGCTGTTTACGTTCCGCAGCTGCCCGCTGTAACTGTTTGGCCAACCCCAGATTCATCACAGACCTACCAATTTGTTTATTTCCGCTTGCGTCGGATTCAAGATGCAGGTAGCGGTATCCAGACCCAGGACATGAACTTCAGGTTCTTGCCGTGCATTGCTGCTGGCCTGGCCTACTACATAGCCATGAAACAACCAGAACTGCAAGGCCGTATGGATATGCTCAAGGCTATCTACGACGAACAGTTCAACCTAGCAGCAGGCGAAGACCATGAGAAAGCTACCTTGCGCTTGGTGCCGCGCATGGCCTTTATTGGTGGCGGTGCTATTTAATGACAACGCCATACGCATCAGGTAAATACTCAATTGCTGAGTGTGATCGGTGCGGGCAGAGATATAAACTTAAGCAGCTCAAAGTTGAAATCATCAAGACAAAGCTGTACCAGCTAAAGGTTTGCCAATCCTGTTGGGATCCTGACCAACCTCAGTTGCAGCTTGGCATGTATCCAATCAATGATCCACAGGCTATTTATCAGCCAAGACCGGATACCACCTATGTGGCAGCAGGTGTTAACTTGAGTGGATATCCAACCGGTGGATCGCGGGATATTCAATGGGGATGGGCGCCAGTTGGTGGTGCGCAGCAATTTGACAGCGTTTTGACGCCAAACTACTTGGTGGCAACGGCAAGTGTTGGTACAGTCGCTATATCGGTAACATAGGAGTTAAAAATGGACAAGAAACAAGTGAAACGAATTGCTGATGTTGAGGCCAAAAAAATAGTGAAGGGTCACGAAGGCCGTATGCACAAAATGGCAAAAGGCGGTGTGACCACTGACCAAATGAAAGCTGTTGGGCGTAATATGGCCCGCGCTAATAATCAAGGGAGCAAGTAATGGCCAAGTTCAGCGACAAACGAATGGGTAAAGAAGTTGGTGATGCCCGCGTCTACGCAAAGCCCCATACTATGTCTGGTGGCGCTGCTAAGACAGATGTGCCCACAGAAAGTGGCGCTCAATTCATGACCCAGATGAACCCGTCAGTTGGCGGGATTAGCAAGGGAAACTACCCGGCCACTAAAACCGACGGCATTAAAATGCGCGGCACTGGTGCGGCTACAAAGGGTGTGATGTCTAGAGGCCCAATGGGTTGAGATTTACATGACATACACCGAACTGATCACCGCTGTTTCTGATTACTGCGAAAACACGTTCCTAAATACTCCGTCACAACCGGATATGGATACGATGATTCGTCAGGCGGAGCAGCGCATTTTCAATTCTGTTCAGGTGGCGTATTTTAGAAAAAACATGCTTGGGACTTTGACAATTGGCAATAAGTATTTATCCACACCAGATGATTTTTTGTCGCCATATTCTTTGGCTGTCATTGAGGACTACGGCACAGCTCAGGAAAATTATCTTTTCTTGCTGAACAAGGATGTAAACTTTATTCGAGAGGCGTATCCTGGCCCTGCTGATACTGGACTGCCTAAGCATTATGGAATCTTTGGCCCCACAACAACAGCTGGTCCAACGCCAGCAATTACCAATGAGTTGACGTTAATTTTGGGACCATCGCCTGATGCAACCTACAAGGTTGAGCTGCATTACTATTACTATCCTGAATCAATTGTAGATTCAACTACCGGTCATTCTTGGTTAGGCGATAACTTTGACATTGCTCTTTTCTCCGGAACAATGATGGAAGCCATTACCTACATGAAGGGCGAGCCAGATCTGGTTGCTTTGTACAAAACACGGTACGAAGAAGCAATGTTCCTGCTCAAGAACTTGGGTGACGGCAAACAGCGTATGGATGCATACCGCGATGGCCAGGTTAGGAATCCCGTCATATGACAATTGTTCAAACCCAAACCACCAGCTTCAAGGCGGAGCTGTATCAGGGCATCCACGATTTGGACACAGATGTGCTCAAGATTGCCTTATACACAGCCAACGCGGACTTGAACGCAAGCACAACAGCCTACAGCTCATCCAATGAAATCACGGGTACTGGATATACAGCTGGCGGCCAGCTTATTTCAAATGTAGTGATTAGTTCAGAAAATTACACGGCTTATGTAAGCTTTGATAATCCATACTGGAGCCCCGCCTCATTCACAACCAGGTGCGCGTTGATCTATAACGTCACAAAAGCAAACCGCTCAATTGCTGTTTTAGACTTTGGATCAGATAAGACTTGTACAGCTACATTTCTCATTACGATGCCAGCAAACACGGCAACAACAGCACTTATTAGGAGTTCAAATTGATCGTAACCACAACCAAAGGCGACATGGATGACTCTCTGCTTGAAAAGCGGGAAGGCGCAGTCGATAATGACAATGAACTCACCACATGGGTTGAGTATTGGCAGGAGGGTGAGCTTGTTCATCGTTCTGTGCATGTGACACTGAAAAAGATGCCCGTCTTTGGCGGCGGCGAAACCCAATCAATTGGCTAAAGGAGAAATAAAGTGGCAAATACCCAATCAATGTGTACCTCTTTCATGAGTGAGCTAATGCTCGGCCAACACCAGCTTGGCACTTCAACCATCGTATCCCGTGGTAGCTTGACATCGCCCACTACAGATACGCTCAAAGCGGCTTTGTTCCTTACATCGGCAACTATCAATGCAGCGACTACGGTATATGCCGCTACTGGTGAAGTTTCCGGTACGGGCTATACCGCTGGTGGCGTGGTGGTGACAAATGCAACGGCTCCGACTTCGACCAACAGTTCAGCAACTGCGGGCGTGGCGTTTTTTACGCCTTCAGCGTCAATTACCTACACCACGGTGACATTGACCACGGCGTTTGACACAGTGCTGCTGTACAACTTTACGCAGTCTCTCAAGGCTATCAGTGTCCACACGTTTGGTTCACAGACCATCACGGCGGGTACTTTTACCTTGACAATGCCTGCAAACACAACATCAACCGCTTTGTTGCGCTTGGCAACTACTTAAGGGTAGGTCATGTCTCTCGGCTGGGGCGACGGCACTTGGGGCGCAAACGGCTGGGGCGGCACTCTTGAAGCAACAGGGGATGAAGCAACAGGAACCGTAGGGACAGTCTCGCCTGAGTTGATTATTGCGCTGAGTGGGGTATTTGCTTCGGGAAGTGTTGGGGATGTTGTTGAGACAAACAGCCCAACGGAAGACGGAAATGTTGCTTTTGGCAATGTAGGCAGTGTAACAACCTCCTTTGTAGTTGATTTGTTTGGTGTTTCAACGGCGGGTGCGGTTGGTACTGTTGTTCAAAGTAACGATTTTGCCTTGACAGGGAATTTGGCAAGTGGGGATGTAGGCACGGTTTCTAGGGGAGCCACTTTACTGGCTTTGACGGGGGTGGAAGCTTCTGGTTTTGTAGGGACGGTAACCCACGGCAAGGAAGTTGCGCTAACTGGGAATGCAGCGGCAGGAGCAGTTGATACTGTTGTTCAAAGTGCAGCGGTTAATCTGACGGGTGTTGAAGCGCTGGGATTTACAAATGCAATTGTTGTCCCGCTTCCAAGCAATCAGGCGGATGGTGCAGTTGGATCTGTAGCTAGCGACAGAGAAATTGCTCTGACGGGTAACGCTTCCAGTGCTGCTGTAGGATCGGTTTTAGTAGGTGCAAGAACATTTGGGATAACCGGGAATCAGGCTTCAGGAACGGTGGGATCTGTGATTGCTGTTTATTGGAAAATAATAGATGACTCACAGACCCCAAACTGGCAAAATATCAGCAATCCGCAAACTCCCGGCTGGGCGGACATTTCAGATGTTCAAACCCCAAATTGGGAAGAAGTTGTAACTTGAGGTAAAAAATGGCAACAGCATATACATCACTCTTGGGCTTGGCTCTTCCGCTCACTGGGGAGCTATCCGGCACATGGGGTGATACGGTCAACGATCAGATTACTGCGCTTTTGGATTCCGCCATTGCGGGTACAACAACTTTAAGCACTGACGCAGATGTCACACTGACAACAACTACCGGCGCAGCAAATACTTCACGACAGGCTGTCTTGTTGTGTTCGGGCGCAAGAACGGTTTTACGCACAATTACGGCTCCTGCTCAGTCAAAGATCTACACCATCATTAACGCTACGACAGGCGGTTTTTCTGTCAAATTGGTTGGCGTTGGCCCAACAACAGGTGTCACGATCATTGCAGGTGAATCTGCTGTTTGTGCGTGGAATGGCTCGGACTTCATCAAGACCAGTTCAACGATTGCAAATGCCGCTGGTTCAAACACTCAGGTTCAGTTCAATAACTCAGGCGTTCTGGGTGGCTCTGCCAACCTGACGTGGAGTGGCACGGCTTTGGCTGTGACTGGTACTGTTGCCGTAACGGGTGCTTTGACCGCAACCCTAGACTCAACATTCTCCTCAACTGGTGCATTAATCATCAGCAAGGGAACAACAGGCCAGCGACCTACACCAGCAAGCGGAATGCTTCGCTTCAACACCACAACAGTTGAGTTTGAGGGCTACAACGGCACTGCATGGGCTTCTGTGGGCGGTGCGGCACTGAGCAACGACACAAGCACAGCAACCGATGTCTTCCCACTGTTTGCAAACGCTACGACTGGCACGGCATCAACCCTGTTTACAGGCAATGCGTCCCTTTTGTACAAGCCAAGCACTGGTGAATTTAAAGCAAGGGTTCCTGTTGCGAGTAACGGGATTGTGGTCAACAGTCAAACAGTTGCAACAAGCTACACGATAGCGGCTGGTTTTTCAGCAATGTCAGCAGGCCCGATAACGCTATCAGGCGGTGCGGTGGTAACTCTTTCTAGCGGCTCACGTTGGGTCGTTCAATAAGGATTTGATATGGCAGATATTGTTGTAAATGGAAATACAAGTGGGGCGGTAACGCTATCTGCGCCAGCGGTAGCGGGTACGGTGACTGTGACTTTGCCGTCTACTACTGGCACGATGTTGACCACAGCATCTACCACTGGCATCAGCGGAAGCGCAATATCTTCTGGTACTGTTCCAGAGGCTTATGGTGGCACAGGTACATCAACTGGCTACTACGGCTTCAAGAACCGCATCATCAATGGTGCAATGGTGATTGACCAAAGGAATGCGGGGGCTTCTATAACACCGACCAATGGACAATTTAGCGTTGATAGATGGGCGTGTTTGTTGTCGGCGGCTTCAAAATATACTGCTCAACAAAACGCGGCGGCTGTTACTCCTCCAGTGGGTTTTATAAAATATTTAGGGATAACTTCTTCTTCTGCATATTCAGTTTCTGCGGGAGATTATTTTAATATTAGGCAAGGTATTGAAGGATTAAATGTTGCTGATTTAGCATGGGGTACTGCCTCTGCCGCAACAGTTACTTTATCGTTTTGGGTTCGTTCAAGTTTAACTGGCACTTTTGGAGGTGGTATTGTTAACGGTGCTGGAGATAGGTCTTATCCGTATACATATACCATTTCAGTAGCAAATACTTGGGAACAAAAAACCATAACTATTGCGGGGGACACGACAGGAACATGGGTAACAACTAACTCAAATTGGGGTTATATACAGTTTGGTCTTGGTGCTGGCGCAACATATTCTGGAACTGCTGGCGCATGGGCGGTAGGAAATTATCTCTCAGCCACAGGCGCTGTATCAGTAGTCGGCACAAACGGCGCTACTTTCTACATCACAGGCGTACAGCTAGAAAAAGGCTCAACAGCAACGAGCTTTGATTACAGACCAATAGGGACTGAGCTTCAACTTTGTCAAAGATATTATGAACATTCATATTCGCAAGGAACTATTCCTGCGGCTCTTACTACGGTAGGTGCTTTTGAATTTGCACAGCAAGTAGCTGCATCAAGTACGCAGTTTGGAGCTTCTTGCAAATTTTCTGTTGTGAAAAGAACTGCACCAACAATGACTTTTTATAATTGGAATGCTGCTGGAAATCAAGCTGTAAATGTAAGCACAGCAGGGGTAACTTCGGGGATTACTACCAGAGCCTTGGGCGATAGTTCTTTTAGTACAACTTGTACAACACCAGCAGGAACTTCAGCAGGTCAAACATTATCCATGCATTTTACAGCATCAGCGGAGTTATAAATGTACAAATTACAAGCAACAACAGGGCTAGGTTCTACGCAAGTTGTTCAGCGTTTGTCTGACAACGCATTCATTCCAATGAGTGAAGCCAACACCGACTACCAAGCCTACCTAAAGTGGCTTGCAGAAGGCAACACACCTGAACCCGCAGAGGAGAACACATAATGGCTGTAACACTCAATGCCAGCACCACTGCTGGTCTAGTCCAGACTGCTGACACCAGCGGCGTGTTGGCGCTTCAAACTGCGGGGACAACGGCCATTTCCATTGACGCAAGCCAAGCGGTGACGATGGCAGGAAGAACCTCAAACCCAACAACTATTTCTGTTGGTGCGGCAACCCCATCAACCTCTGGTGCTGGCATCACCTTCCCCGCAACTCAATCAGCATCATCTGACGCAAACACATTGGATGATTATGAGGAAGGGACTTGGACACCAATATTAGGTGGCGCAACCTCAGAAACAGGGCAAACTTATAATCTTAATAGTGGGTCTTATACAAAAATAGGTAATCAAGTTTTTTGCACAATGAGGGTAAGTTTAGCAACGGCAGGAACAATTACAGGAAATGCCGTTATTAAAGGACTTCCTTTTACATCAAATTCTAGTAGCACAGATTATGCTGGAGTTTCTTTTGCTTATATAGGCCCAACTGGTACGGCTATTGTTTCTGTTAATGGTCTTGTTCAACAAAGCAGAACAAGTATAGATATTTATTACAGAACTGCCGCCAGCACAACACAAACAACTGCTGGAAATACTTTTTGGGTAGCCACAGATGTATATGCCTCTGTCGTTTATCACACATCTTAAGGAGTTTTTATGTCATTTACAGAATCCAAAACAGTAGACCAAATCACAGTCACCGAAAACGGCATAGTCTTGTATCGGGAAGCAACACGCATCCTAAAAGATGGTGAGCAGATAGCGCAAACTTACCATCGGTCAAGCCTAACACCAGCACAAGACTTAACAGGTCAACCAGCCAATGTTGTTGCTATATGCAATGCGGCATGGACAGATGAAGTTGTTGCGGCTTATCAGGCTCAAGTGGCGGCTCAAGCAAGTGTGGGAGTATAAAACATGGCAATCACGCTAGACGGCACAACGGGCATCACGACCCCCGGCCTCACCAACACAGGCACAGAGACTGTAGTCAACCTGACCACCACGGGTAACACTACCCTTGGAGATGCCACCACAGACACGCTGACTGTTGGCGTGACAGGCATTGTGAAAGATGCAAGTGGTAATGTGGGGATTGGTACTGCTTCGCCAAGAACATCTAAGCTAGATGTAATGTCTGCAACAGGGACACAAAACACAAGTGGTGATGGTTCGGGACTTGTAAACATAACAGGGCCAAATGGGGCAAACGGTTCACAACCTATATTTGTTATTGCAACAAATGATGCAATGGCGGCAAATATTGGCCCTGCAATAACATTTCAAGCTAGATACCTTACATCAAGCACTGCGGCAGCAACAATTGGCTATATTCAGGGCATTAAAGAAAATGCAACAAGCAATAACTTGCAAGGGGCGCTTGTTTTTGTTACTAGAAATTCGGCAGGCAATTTCCCAGAAGCCGGGCGCTTTGACTCCAGCGGTAACTTGCTGGTGGGGGCTACGAGTCAGATAGCGGGTGAACGGCTTACCGTTACTGGCGCGGGTTCGTATGTCGCTACATTCAACCAGAGTACAAATACCAGCGGCTTTCATGTGCTTCGTCTTGGTCTTAATCCAAATGGAAACAACACTTCTTCATACTTTTTGCACGGTAATACAAATACTGTCGGCAACTGGTTTCTTTACGGAAACGGAACCACATCGTTCTCGTCAGACTCTCGCCTGAAGAAAAACATCGAAACAACCCGCGATGGGTATCTTGAAGATGTTGCAAAACTGCGCGTTGTCAAATACAACTGGCGCAATGACGAAGAGGGTAAGCCAAGAGAATTGGGCCTGATTGCGCAAGAAGTTGAGCAAGTATTTCCGGGCCTTGTTCAAGACGATAAAGAGAAAGTAAGCGAAGATGACGAAACTCGTTACAAGTCGCTCAAGCAGAGCGTTCTGCCCTTCATGCTCCTCAAGGCAATCCAAGAACTCAAGGCTATCGTAGACGCACAAGGCGCTGAAATCGCCGCACTCAAAGGAGCAGCACCATGAACGAAATCAAACTCTCAACCAACTTGGTAAATGCCATCCTGCAATACCTTGGAACACGCCCATACACTGAAGTCTTTCAGGTCATAGAGGCTATCCAAAAGGAAGCCAAAGCCGCTTCTGAGCCGCCAACGGAGTAATCATTGATCCTCTCAGCCTACTCTTTGCCGCCAATGCCTGTGTCGCTGCTATTAAGCAGGGATGCAAGCTATACAAAGACGCTAAAACGTCTTTCATGGAGGTTAAGAAGACTGTTGATGAAATTGTCTCAGATGCAAAGCAGGTTCGTAGTTTTTGGCAAAAGCTGTTTGGAACAGACCCCGAGCCAGCAAGTCCCAAGCCTGTGGCGAAAAAGAAGGAAGCCTACGTTGCCGTTGACGAAACCCAAGTCATGGCAGACATCGTTAGCCAGCTTACAAAGCTATTCAGGCTTGAAGAGCAACTAGCAACGCACATCCGGGAGGAAGAAGAAAAGTCCAGAAACGTCTATGACCCAGATGCCAACTTGATGGAATCTGCATTGCAACGAGTCATGGCGCAGCAGCAGATGGCAGAACTGATAGTGACGGTCAGGGAAACGATGGTGTACCAATCCCCGCCTGAGATGGGAGCGTTGTACAGCAAAGTCTTTGAGATGCGGGAAGTCATTGGTCAGGAACAGGAGCAGGCAAGGCTGAAACAGGAAGCGCAGCAGAGGTACAAGCAATGGCAACGGCAGGAGGCAAAAAGAAACTTCCAAGCAAAGTCGGTGTATCTAGTAGTGACTACTATATTCCTCCTGTATCTTTGGGCGTTCCTCCTCCTAGTAAATCG